TGTTGCCATTAAGCCGCCTCTTTCATTTATGAACTCGCAAAAACGCTTCCCAAAACTCATGCAAGCCGATGTTCACCTGGCATTTTGCGCCTTCGATAATCAGCGTTTTCTCCCCAAATTTAAACTCTTCGCTCACCCGGTTGCAGAATTCCCAACCCATGATCATCTTGTGACACGGATAACACTCGCACCGATCCGGTTTTAACGAAACGCAATTAACCCAATCGCGTGTGAGGTTTTCTTCGGATGAGTGCGACAGGAATATTATTTTCATGTTTTCTTCAAAACTGACCGCGTTCATTACCCCTGTTTCAGGACCCACAACGATGTCTGCCTGTTGAGCAAACGCCAGAGTTTCCCTAATCTCCCACTTGCCGCACTTTTTCACAACCCTCGGTTCGTTTTCCCAGCCGCTTTCCAGTATCGCACTTACATTGTTGCCGACTGTTACAACCTTCAGGGTGCTTTGAGTCAAAATCCTTGCAATCGCGTTGTCCATCCATGGCCACATCTTGTGAACCGATGATCCGTCGATAACCCATAAGACACACGGCCCTATCCTTTCTTTTTCCTTTTCTGCCGATCGTCGTTCCTTTTCCGTAGGAAAAAACTTCACATCCGGTCGGTATGGAACTTCTGCAATATCGTGCATGAATTCGAGATAATTAACGTCCAGAACCCTGTGCCTTGCCCTTGTGGGCCAAAGATATGCAGCCCTGCCGGGTATCGCCAGAAATGTTCCCTCAACCGATTCGGACAGGTTTATCCACTTGTCGAACTTTTTTGACCAGCATTTCCAGTACGGGACAAGCTCTTCGTTGGCCACCTGCTCGTTGTCCTGAATCATAAACTCATCAATGTAGGGATCTTCTTTTACAATGTTCTCACCGGCCGGCGTGGTAAACAGCGTGATGTGGTATCCGCGCTCCTTTAATGACGGAAGGATGCTGGAAGTTTGCAGCATATCCCCAAACCCACCATACCTCACGATCCCAACGGTTTTATCGGGCTTTTTTTCGTTCCAGACATGCACACATTCTTTATCTTCGCGCTTGCGAAAAACCTGAAAAAACGAATATTCGGTTCCCTCATTACGGTTTTCGCTCCTGAGAAGGTCCCAACCCCGGGTAGACTTCGCAATCTCTTTCATCAAGGCGATAATATCTCTTGGTATGAAATCATGCTTGTGATCGGGGTTGGCACCGGCCTCGCCCACGTTCGGGTAAAAATCTTTGTGCGGAAGGTATAAAACCAGATAACCTCCGATTTTAATTACCCGCCACCACTCTTTCAGGGCTTTTTCGGGGTCCTCAAGATGCTCAAGAAGATGGCTGGAAAACACGAAATCAAGCGCACCGGACGCAAACATATCGAGCCGGTCGCCGTCAGTGGTGACATCAATATTCATGTGCAGCGCCATCTGATAGGACGGCGATGGGTTCGTACCCCACTGTTTCATGTTGTCAACACCGATAAAGTGCGGATACGTTTTGTAAATACCGCAACCAAGATCAAGACCCTGGCCGCGAGTGTAGGGAACTATCTCGTATTTTATCTTTGCAGACTCGTTCCCTTCAGGATCGTTTACTTTCCAGGTCATGTGTCATTATTCCGTTCCTCCGTTTACGTTATGAAATTCAAGCCATTTATCATCGGCGTTGTAAATCTCTTCGTTGAACGCCGAAAAATCAAGGTTTAAAAGTTGCTCCATTTCGCCTAAAAAGCGAGCCGGTTCTGCAAACAAAAGAGAACTGTCCCAGATAACGAACAAATCCTGTGGCATAACCGATTGCATGTACTCAATAATCCGTTGCGGTTTTCCGTGAAGTTCGTACCGGGCAGGACGCCTAATGGTAAATATCCAGTAAATGTTCCAGTAGGCTTTTCTCAGGTCGCCAGACACCTTGTTTAAATTAACCCTTGGTTGCCAGCCGCCGTCCCGTTTGAAAACGATTCTTTTTGCGTTAATGTTTCTCCAATCGCCCATGTCCTGACGGGACTTAAAGCCCGGTATGCCATCGTTATATACATTGGGTGAAGAACCTATAATGCGCTGCGCAAGCCGTGTGCCCGAGCCGGCGTTTCCCATGATGAAATAACAAATCTTGCCCCACCCAGATAGTTTATCGCGATAGTTGTCAGACAGCTTTTGCTCCCATTCTGTAAGTTCAATACCCACTTACAGAACCCCGAAATGCTCTTTTAACATCAGGCAAAGGTCGTCACGGCCAGATTTCGGGTCATGGTCGATTCCAGCCTTTTGAAGTTCGGAGATAACCTCGTCTTTTTTGACATAGTTCGGGTCGTTCGGTGCCTTGATCTTCAACCGCTCGACAAACATCAATTCACCCTCTGGGGCTTCCGGTTGATTGTCGGCTTTAATCTTGTCGAAACTCAGCCCTGCGTTTTCAGGCTCGACAGGTTCCGGTGCTGCGGGTTCCGGTGCGTTTTTAACCACAACCCTGTCTTGTGGCAGAACTTCAAGCAGTTCCCCACCGCTGTTGATTTCATAACCTAATTTGTTATAATAATGCGTTGAACCGTCCTTGTCGGTCTGTTCATAGGCAATTCCCGCCATACTGCCCTGGACTTCCATAAATGGTCTTGAAGTATCTAACATTATTTCTCCCTTTACATTTTTTTTCGTTCGTGCATACGGCCTTCGCCGCCTTTCGGCCGGCCAAGAAACCCGCCCTCATCTGACGAGTCCATAACTTCGCCGTTCTGATAGTCCCAATCGTAAACCGTGTTGTGCGGAGAATCGTCAATCTCTCCGGTTTCCTTGATAATTTTATACCCGTCCTTTGTTTCTTTTTTACTGTAAGACATGATAACCCCTTCTTTGTAAAGCATAATTAAACTGAGGGGCGCGGCCTTTCGGCAACGTGGTAGGAGGAACCAGGACCACTCGCGCCCATAATTTTGTTGTTAATATATTCGATATCTTCTTCTGACAGGTAATCCTCGTAACCGCCTATTTTCCCCTTACGCAGTTTCGCGCTTTCCGGATCGGATTCGTCAAAGCGCCGATACCTGTTCAGTTCGGTTTCGGAATTAAGAAGCATTTTCAAGCGACCGCTTCTGACGTTCTTTTTGACTTCATCAAACTGTGCCGCTTTTATACATATGTCCACTTCACGCTGATTTATCGGGTTTAAGTTTCCCATCCCCGTAAATATTAAAAAATCCATAAAAGTGTTATTCGGATCATTGTGAAACCTTTCGTATGACAATCGCATACAATCGGTATCATGCAACCGCTTTTCCCAAAGTTTATGCCATTCGATGATAAACTCTGCACCGCCTTTTGGTGAACGTATAAATTCAGAAATAGACATATCCATCGGGATGCTTTTTGCCCTTCGCTGGCAATGAAAATACGAACTGACCAAAACGTCTTTAATGTCCCGCGTTAAAAAAACGGTTTTGATGTTGTGGTCCCAATTTATATGGCTGTGGGTAAATTCTATGCTCGGATGTTCTGATTTCCGTGGGTATATCCGGTTCGCTTCAATAACAAAGTCCTCATTCATAACCCTTGATATGGCCATCTGGTAAAACAGCCTCAACCATGTGCGGCCGCATTTCGGGTAAGACACTATAAAAACATCGGGCTTGCTCGGCCGAATCGTGACGTTCCAATCAAGATCGTGAAAAGTTTTCTGTTTTTCGTCGGCCGTTTCCAAAATAAGCTGTGCAACATTATTGTAGATGTTGCCGCCAAAAAGAACTTCTGCCATGTTTCGGTACGCCCAGCTTGCATAAGCACTTTCAGGGTGCATCATCCCCAACGCTTCGTCAATCGTGTCGAACACATAACCCCTAAATAAATGCCTGGAACCCGGCCAGTTGTGAACAATCGGTTTTATGCCCTTTGCCATGGCTTCGATCACGTTGTTCGGGCAACCCTCACTAATTGCCGTACAAAGTAGGTAGTTTTTATCCTCAAGCCACAAATCGATATCGTTTACCTGCCCGTACATAAAAACCCGATGGGTAAGATTGTTTTCGGCCGCAAAGTTTGAAATGTATCCGACTGTCGCGCCGTCCTGAAACCCACCGGCAATATGCAGTTCGTATTCTTGCGGAAGTTTTGAAAGTATCTGCAACGCCATGGGGATATTTTTTCTTTCGTTTACAAAACCCACCAGCGCAATCTGTTTTCCATGCACTCGGGGCTTATAGCGCCACATTTCCGGATCGACACCGTTGGGGATCAAATACGGCTTGATTCCGGTTCTTTGCTCAAATCCTTGAGCAAGATAGTCGTTTACCATCACAACCGCATCCACGTTTTTCCAATTGGTCTGCTCAATCGCATCGGTGAAATATTCGTACCTGCGAATAAAAACTATTTTTTTTGTGCCGTTTGAATATCCGGAATTCACATAGCTTACTGTGTCATCGTTTAGCCACATTAATAGCTGAACGTCCGGTTTCGGTGCCAATCTCGGCTTGTTGTGAACGTCAACGTCCCATCCGAGATGTTCAAAGTGTTTTTTAAACCCCGTCACCCATTGCATTAAAAACGGTGTGACTATCTGTACTCTCATTTGGTTCCTCCTGTTTTGTACCAGTTTAAACGTGCGGCCATCTTCTTTGCCATTCGATAGGCTTCAATGATCAACCGCTTGATTTCGTCGCTGTCTGTCTGTTTGAATATCTCCCGATGAACCTGGCATATCGTTCGCCTGTCGTTTATATGCCGCCGGTTGATATCTCGCAATATTTCTTCATCGGTCAGTTGCAAGCCTCAAACCTCATATACGGCCAGCCGTCTATCCCGTAGATATGATGCGTGAATGCTTCTATTCCGCAACTCTTTATAAACGCTGAAAGCACCGAGATATTCATTGGCCGTTCAAAACCGCCTTCCGTTTCGTGCTTGCTTCTATAAAGCGGGACGTTTCCGAATATGTAATACCTATCAGCAGCCAGCCGCCTTACCGCCTCCGCTGTGGCCTTGTGATCCTCGATGTGTTCCAGAACATCCATGAATATAAAAAGTTCGTACTTCCTGTCAGACTCAAAAGTCGTAATATCGGCCACAATCGCATTGACGCCAAACCTTTGAGCGGATTTAACCGCTTCTGGCGAAAGATCGATGCCGGTGTATTTGTCAAGCCATTCCTTGCAAGTGTTTGAAATAATCTTGGCGTGGTAACAACTGCCGCAGCCGACTTCTAATTTTTCAAGCGGAAACCAATCGATTTTTTTCCACAGATATCTTAAAAGGTAGTGGGCCTTGGCGAGGTTTAAAATTACCGAATCCCCCCGAATCCGCTGACGCCATTTTTCGTCCCAGTATTCAACGATGCTCATACATAAAACCCCTTTTGCCTGAGTTCCGGAAGTTGCTCCCGCCACCATTGTTCCTTGCCGGCCGCAATTGTCGGATCGTTTCTTTCCTTCCTGTACCGCTCGTATTCAGCAAATTCTAATTGCTTTACCTTCGGCTTGCGCGAGAAACTTTCGTGTACCCTTTGGATAAACAAAGGTATTTGAATATAATGAAACTCGATTCCCGCCTCCATGCACTCAAGACACCAGATGAATTCATGCACCCGCCAGTAGTTTTCATTAAATTTAACCCTGTCAAAAACCCATTTGCGGATTCCAACAGCGTTCGGTGAAAAACTTCCACTATCCTTATATTCCTCGTAGGTGCGGGTTTTAATTCCCCAGGTCATCGTCTGTATCACCAAATCCTGATCAGCCACACACCACCCACCGTGAACCATGCCTACACTCGGGCGGTTTCGCATAACAGAATACAAAATTTCCGCTTTATCTTTAAGCTGAACATCGTCGTCATGGGCAAAACAGATAATATCTGACCGGGCCAAGCCAACACCATGATTGTAAGCCTTTGTAAAATGCTCACCATATGGCGCATTGACGTTGACCGCAAAAACCCTTGCGTCTGATTTTTCGTACATATATGCACGATGCCTCTCTGGATCGTTCTGCAAAACGATAATAAGTTCAATCTCCCTCATTGATTGATTTAAAACCGACTCAACCGCATGTTCAAAATGATCCGGCCGAAGTTTCGCTGATGGCATTATGAAGGATACTTTTGGTTTCATAACAATGACCTGTAAAGTGCTTCAAGTTTTTCGATATGATTTTCCATCACAAACTCGCGCCTGACCTTAACAAGCTGTTTTCTGACCTTTTCGTGCTCCGGCCAGCGTTCGGTGAGTTCCTGAACCGAATCAACCTTTATACCAACACCGTGTTCAAGACAAAATTCCTCACAGTGCTGGGCGTTCATGGCCACCACCGGCACCGCCGCCGCGATATACTCAAATAACTTATTTGGTAAAGCAACCGCCCATTCCGGTGTGTCAAAAGTGTTACCGACCAAACCCCAATCGTGCATGGCCAGCGTACTCATTAGCTTTGGGTACGGTATTGCGCCGTTTATGATGATCCCGCCAGGTACGCCTTGTTGCTTGACATAAGGCTCGTAAGCCTTTTTAAATTCGTCGTCGTTTCGCCCGTAAAAATGAAAATCAATCCCTAATTGCTTGCAATGGTTTGCAAGGTCCTCATAATCGGTATACTGAAAGCCGGTGGAGTGCTTCTCGTTTTCTATTTTCTTTCGCAAGTCCAGCCTACCCTCGTACGTCAAGCCGCCTATCCATTCCTTTGCGTGATAGTTGTAGAAGTTTTGAGGAAGGTAGCTTGGCAGTATCAAATGGGGCTGTTGCAGGTCGAATTCTTTAATGATCAGATCCGCGAACGGCTGGGACGGAAAAACAAGCGCGTCTGCCAGTTGGAAGTTGTTTCGTTCCTCGACAGACACCCGAAGGTGTGGTCTGTCCTCTTGCATCGCTTTTTCCCATTCCTCGGGAGTTGACCGCGCCAGATACGAATCATGCACATCCAAAACGACCGGCTTGTCAGTGACCTCTTTTACCATCATTACAAACCATGACGGTTCGTTGTGACAATGAAAAACATCAGCCCAATCTTTTAGTTCGATAAGCATGTTGCGCATTTGCTCAAGGCTGAAGCATTCTGAAAAACCGTCATACGCATCTGCGTAGCTTGGCCTCCGCTGGGCAAGAAGAAATACCTTGTTTCCCCGCATCATCAGCGGAAGGGCCATTTTTTGCACCCTTATGCAAGCATGAGCCGCCAGTTTACAAATTTTCAAAGAACTCAATTTAAAGGTTCCTCCTTTAAAAAAAGGGCGGGTTGCCCCGCCCGGTTATGGTTTACAGATCGTTATCTGACCACCTGCTGTCATACTTCGGAACGTAGTCCACGAAGAACGCCACACGGCCGCTTGTGGTGGCCTTTACTTCAGTGGCAGTCGCAGACCGCGTTGTCGGTTCGTATGATTGGATAGCCAGGTACTCTCCGGCCTTGCATTGGCTCACAGTGAAGTCTGCCTGGGCTTTCGATGCACCAATAGCACCCTCAGCCACGGTGCATGACGCCATCCTCAAGGTCGCAATCACGGAAGCCGAAGCCCCGCGAGTAAGGAACTTGAAGTTCATGCAGCCGCCAGAGGCGTTTGCCAGCGTCGAGCACACGAATACGCCGACTTTCTTGATCGAAATCGGACCCATCGGATACCATTTTTCAACATGCGTAATGGTGCCAGGATCATGCGTACCAAGAAAAAACCCGCCGGCAACCTTGGCGTTTTCCACTGTGAAGGTTGCGAAAGAACTGATGTAATAAGGCACACCGTCCCCGCCCCATTTCGGGCCAAGGCCGAACCATTTGCGCATCCGAAATCCAAATTGCGCTTTGTCATAAAATCCACTCATTACATCACCCCCTTATGCCAGAGATTCCCATTTAACGATACGGCCCTGCGTGTGGTCGCCGCCGGTGCCGGCATGAACAATCCCGAATCCACCAAGATAGTACCATGCAACACCCTTTGAACGCCCATAGTCGCCGGGTATTTTGCCGCGCATCTCTTCAGGGACCGCAATCGCTTCGGCAACGGTGTCCTCACCCATAAAGAAAATCCAATCCGTATAGGTGGTTCCGGCCTTGTCGATGTTGGTTTGCTCGACGTAACGGCAATTTTCGTATCGTCCGATCTCGCCACTGGCCAGCATCGCAAAACCCTCGGAAGTGTACTGCTTGATGCTTTCCAGGTTGTTTTTAAACCCGCGCAGCGTTGACGGCCAGGAAATCGCATAGTAATCGTCATTCACATAAGGTGGAATGTTGCGCTCTTTCATGGTGTCAATCACCGCTTTGGCGTGATCGTGGTTAAAAGCCTGTGAGGAAGTCCCGCCGACCGTTCCGGTTGTCGCAATCGAAACCGCATCGGTGGACGTCCCGCCCGTAGGATAAATACGCAAAAGAGTCGTATTGAACTGAGCATGAGCCTGAATATCGAAAAACTTCTTTGCGTCGTTTTTGAGGGCTTTGTTAATAATCTGCGTGACCGGATGCTCTGATAAATCGTCCAGTTTTCCGGAATACGGCACACTGTTGCCAGCCTCAGTAATCGTCAGGGTCCCCTGAGTGATCGTAAAGTTGGTTTCAGGCATCGTTTTTGTTTCGGTCAGAGTCGTGCCTTGCGTTGCAACGTCTTTGTAAACGTCCCAATGAAAGGTGTCGCCCTTTTTCTTGCCCTGGTGCGCTGCGTCTTTCACATCGCAAAATTGCAATCTGTTACTTTAATGACCCCGTTAAGTCTTTTATGACCCTTTGGGGCGGGGAAGCACTTCAACTTCCCTCTCATGGTCGCCCATGAGTTCAGACTATATCATCAAACAAGCAATATCTCGTTTGCTCGGCGTGTAGTCGTTGAGGGGTCGATGTAAAAACTTTTCTCTGTCTCGTATTCATCCCATATGGTTTGAAATTCTTGTGTCTCGCAATAATTAAATCGTTTCGTATTGCCGCCTTTAGGACAACCAGAAACAAAATGAATCATACGAAACATAATTTCTGCCATTTTCTTTTTATTACAGAGATATGGATGAATAAGCCGTAAAAGTTTTTTGGTGGTTCCTTGGCTGGCTACGCAAATACCCATTTGTGTTTTCCACTTCTTTTGATATTTGCCGTTATTGCCAAGGGTATAAAAGAATACCAAATTGAATTTTTTATAAATCTCGCCAATTTTCTGAATCATACGAATATCTGTATTATAAACCCTTACTTTTGGAGACAGATATCGTTTTCCGTTTTTAGCTTTTTTCATATTCAATTCAAGGCATCCTTCGCCGTCAATAATACCCGCTAACCACGCTAACTCAGATTCGACTTCCCTGCTGATTGACTGCAATGATGAATTTTCACTCTTTGGTACCATCATATCCTCAGTTCGTCCCAGCATATAGCCAAGTTTTAATTTCGCCTAATTTAACGAAACTTCGTCAAGGGCTGGACCGCCATCCGGAGTTTTTTGGACAAATTATCCGAGTACATATAGCCTCCGAGACTATTAACTACCCATACTTGTCCACTCATTGAAAAACCTCCTAATAAATATGAGATCCAATTCTTTTAGCGGCCATATCTTCTATGACCTCTTTTCTGGATTGTGGTTTTTCCTCCGTTTTTGGTGCTTCTGTCTTTGCGGTCGCAGCATCAATGTTTTCGATCTTGCGTTTTTTCTCGATCTTTTCCTGGCGCTTTTTTTCTTCTTCGGTCTGCTCGGGGGTAGGGTCCTTTTTTTCGGGTTCTTCCCATCCCATTTGCTGCCTGGCTCGTTTCCCTGCCTCTTCATAGGTTGACCATTCGCTGCCGGATTTGCCGGCATTGAGTAGGATATCAACCTCAAACTCTGCCCGGGACTTGGCTTCGGGATCTTTCCAGACATCCTCAAATTCCTTTTGGAATTTTGAAAGAATTTTCTTTTTCGTCAGGCTTTTGTCTATTTGATCTGCGATTTCATCCACGTCCAAGTCGGCCTGTTTCTGGGTAGGTTTCCCCTCCTGAAACTTTGCCTCATAGCACGCTTCCTGTGCCGCCTCATACTCGTCAGCCGCCGCATCGATGTCGTCGTGCTCCCCGAACTCTATCGCGTTATGGTAGGCTTTTCGTTTTTCAGCGACTTTATCTTTGAGCCTTTTAAGGTCTTCAACGGCATCTTTTTGCTTTGGATCTTCTTCGGTTTCCTCGTCCAGGTCGTCGTCATCCGTATCGGGTAGCTTCTGACCCAAGGCCGCTTCGCGCTTGGCCAGTTCAGCTTCGCGCTTTTCGATCTCTTTTTGCTTTAAGGTAGCCTGTTCCAACCTTCTGTCGGCTGCAAGTTTCTTCTGATACGCTTCAACCCCGCCTTCTTTTTCAACTTCGGACTTCGGCTTTTCGATTTCCTCACCATCGACTTTCAGCTTGATGAAATCCGTGTCTGGCGGTTTGTCTTCCTTTACGTCTTGTTTTTGTTCATCTTTCTCATCCGTTTCGTCCGTTTGCGTATCCTGTTCTGCTTTTGTTTCCTCTCCTGTTTCTTCATCTTCAATGTCCTCATATCCGGATTCTTCAAAATGGGTTTTCTTGACTGATTGCGCTATTGATTCCAGCCGGTCCTTGTGGCCGGTGCCGGCATCCTGTATCTTTTTAAGTTCCTCTTCGCTGATTTCTTTTTTCTTTTCTTTAGACATGGTTCCTCCCTATGGACATAATTTGCCGCATTTTTTATTGCGTTTTTTATACACATCTACGTTAAGCTGTTTGATTTGCTCGTCTTTTATGATCGTTACGTTTACCATTTTCGGTTGCATTTTAGTTGTTGTGCAGGCAAAAACCAAAAGGCTCAATATGATAACTAAAAGCCTCATTCCTCCTGCATGTCCTCTTCGATTTCAAACTGCTGCTTGGCAGCGCGGCCGGCCTGTATCGCTTCACCGAGCCACACAAGCGACTTTTCTGCCACCTGTATTTTTGTCTGCAATTCCCTTATTTTTTTAACATCTTCTGGATCAGCATGTTTTAACTCCGCTGTTGCCTTTTCGGATTCCTGTAAAGAGCATCCGATGACATACTTTCCGAGCGCAGACGACCAGAACCCTTCCGCTTCTTGGCCGAAATTGTATTCTCTGCTTAAATCCTCAAAATGCTTCTGTATGTCGGCATCAGTGTAGGATTCTGTCATTAAACCTCAATTATTTCCGTGTCTCCGGTAATACATTCACGGCTTAATAAAAATGTTGGTTTATTTGTGTGCCAACGATTTGAGTATTTTTTCACAACCTTCCATTTTCTCGATTGATACATTACCCAATCGCCAACATTGATTTTACGAGGCCAATCATCAACATCAGTATTTTTAAAATTTTTCATGCCACCTTCTCACCCGGCACAGGATTTTCCAGGTCCATGGCCTTTTCAGTCAATCTGGTCTGAAGTTCTGCCTGTTTCCTGCGGTCCTGCCCCTCTTCTTTCATCTTGGTTTCGATAAGTTTCAATTGCCTGTCAGCGTCTTTGCTTTGAAGTTCGGTTTGAAGCTGTTGCACCGCCGCCTGTAACTGCTGCACCATCATCATAAGCTGCTCGTTCTGCTGGGCCTGGGTCTGGAACATAAACCGCTTGCCGTCCTTGTAGCCGAGCCTGCCAAAGATTTCCTTGCCGACTTCCTCGTTGTTGAATATCGGGGTTTGTAGTTTTGCCTGACGCTCAATCACCTGGCTGTACTTGTCAATGGCCAAAAGAAACCGCTCAACCCTGACAACCGGGTCTGTGGCTCCCATGCCGGCGTTTACCGTGATAGTAAGTTTCTGGTTTAAAAGTTGGTCGGTTACAGTATCTATGCCGTACTTTTGATAAAGTTGCGCCTTGTTCTGTGCGATTGACAGGATGGTAAGATCGGTTTCGTTCTTTTGTTCCAGTTTGATGAGTTGTTTTATGACCGGCTCAACCCATGTTTCGGAAAACGTCTTGATCAGGTATTCTGAAAGCGTCATCGTGCCGGCCCTGAGCATCTTCATACCGCCCACAGTTTCGTTCATGCGCCTGTTGGTGGTCAAACTGCCTGAGTCGAATGTACCCGTAAGTGAATCATAATCTGCGTTTAATCTGTCCTGCTCCATGTATGACGAGCCGGTAACATCGTGAAAATCGATTGGTTTCACGTCAGAATCGACGTTATTCATCATCGTAACCGAGCCAGCCACGTTCCGGACAAGACTTTTTAAGTCAACCTGGCTCCCGCGCCTGGCGAAATATCGCTTGTTCAACACCAAAAGCACGTTGTCGCGCCGCTGGTTGTTGATCTCATTGACCTCAACCTGCATGGGTTTTGAAAACCCGACCGGCCCTTGCGGGTAGGTCTTGAAGGTTTCAATCGACGCTATACCCATCACCACGGGCCGTTCATCGTCCAGATATTCGGGTATTTCCTCCATCGGGGCCGGATCAGACAGCATGTGCTCTGTCCCTAATGTGTAAAACACCACATCACCCGAGGGAGTCCTAAAAAAGTTTTCATGCACCCATACCACGTCATAATCGCCTAATTTCTTGGTGTGTTCCTTCTCGGTGGCATCTTCGCGGTTGCCCTCCCGGGTCATACGGGTAGAATCGTAGACAAGTTTCGTCCCCGATTTGATTTCGCCGTCTGTCAGGGTTTTCCACCTTCTGTCTGCCGGTGTTTTCCCACTCATACGCTCTTTCACATCAATAACGTACATCGGCCAATAGATGATAAGAAACGGAGAGGACTTAATCGGGTTTGTCCAATCGGCAAACGGATGAATTCTTACATTTTCCGGAGGCAGGAGTTTGATTTCGGGATGATCGGCTATCGTGCGGGTTTCTTCAATGTCGGATATGCTAACATCCTCATCGGTGTCCATATCCCAAACCCGCTTTTCGTATTTACGGGTTTGTTCTTTGTACCGCCAGCATTGATAGGAGCAGATAACGCCAATCTTGACCGCTTCCTGAAACGCTCCAATACAGGTCATAAACCAGGGGATTGTTTCCTGAAGACGGTAGTTGACCAATGCGCGATTCACATCGGCTGACGCTACCTGAATGAAATTGTCGCTGTCGTTCGGCTCAATGGATACAGCATCCATGTTCGCAAAATAAGCGGCTGCGGCCATGGCCTCAAAGTTTCTTACCATCGAGCGGGTCTTTGGCCTGAAGTGCTTCGACCTATACAGATATGAAGCCTTATTGTACTTGCTGGCCGCATGGTGCCGGCTTTGAAAATGCCGTATGCAATCTTCCCATTCCTTGCGGTAGTTGTTGTCCATAAAGGAAGTTGACATATAATCGGCTTGCTGCGCCCTTTCAAGCCAAACGTCATTCGGGTCTTTTTCTTTTATATCAGTGTCTTCTGGCATGTATCATAAGCGGTTTCCTCCGTTTTGATTAATGAATTATCCTGATATTCGGCACATCCATGGTTAAATGATCGGGTTGCTGATGCTCTGGAACACCATCGATGCGCTTGGGATATTCCCCGTTAAAAGCGCCCCGTTTCAGATTAGCGCGTTCAAGCAGTTCGCCGCCAGACCTCACTATTTTCTTGACAAACGTGCTGTCGTCCTGGGTCTTGTTGTAATGGATGACCATATTCGGCAACAGACCTCCACGCAAAGACGAGTTGATCTCGCCGCACTTGATTAAAATAACGTCCTGTTTTGTATCTGCATAAATCCACCAGTGGTAGTTGGGATAATGGCGATACAGGACATCTCCGACGATCTGGGCCAGCCGGTAGTCCCTGACCTCTTTCCAGAAATTATGCTCTGGTATGATTTCGCAAAATGTTTGATTTCGTCTTATATTCGGTATCATAGCACCTTCCAAAAAACGGCAGCACAGTTCCGTCTATTGTATCGAGGCAGGTCTGGCAAAGCACCAATCCCCAGCCGACTTCGGCCTTAACAGTCACCGTTCGCTGTGAAAAGCTGTGACAAATCCCACATGGCACGTTCATCAGACCCGTTCGGTTATTCGGGGTCCGGATAAATATCTGCCTCGTCAACATATTCGGTCTTCCTGCATTCGGAACAATAATGTTCTTTATAATCGGCCATCGGTTCGTCGGGCCTCGGTATCAACACATGACAACTACAACAGCGCACCATATTAGCTACCGTCATAGATTCCGGTATCATATCGGTCACTTGAATCAAACTTGCGGCCGTTTGAAAACTCATAAGCCACATCATCTTTGTATTGATCTTTGTTTCTCTCAACTACCCGGCGCAACAGTGTGTCGTCCGAGTAGGTTACTTCGTAGTCGCTCATTAGGTGTCTCCTGCGTGTTCCGGTATCAAATCCGCTTCATTGTAAATCATGGGCGGGTTAAAATCCTCAAGGTCGTACAGCCGGCTCATAGCGTCCATAAAGTCTTTCTTGGTCGTGGCCGGGAAAAATAGATATTCGTTGTGGTAAAAATAATCAAATACGTTGTAAACCTTGCCTTCCTCGTTGATTCGTTTGATCGGTTTGGCTATCAGGTGGCCCTTTCCCCTATCCAATGCCTGAAGCTGCAATTTCGTCATCTCGCCCTCATACGGGTAAAAAAACCGCCAGGAACGATGATCGGGTTCAAGTCGCCTGATTCTGTCGTCCTTGGCATCAACATGCTCCCGGGTCCAGCTAACTTCTTCTATCGGGAAAGCATAGTTTTCTATTTTCATCATGGTTTCAAAGTGCTCGATGTCCGATTGCATCCCGTATCGCTCATAGCCGACCATGACAACCTGCACACCTTTTGCCCTTCTCCATTTGGCCACAAGACCTTTGAGCATATACCAGCGTTCGTTTAGGCTCATCTTGTGGCAAGCGCCGTCCAGAAGATACTTGTTAAAGTGTTGGTCCATCCCTATAACTGGCATGGCCGTGTTGCATGATGCCTTGTTCTTTGAACCGGCCGGGTCACACAGTATAGCCACGCTGAGCACTTCAGGTCTGACCTCATAGCGCCTGATCCATTCGGGCTTAAACTCTGCCTGGTCGCCGGCAAGTGGGTTCAACAACTGCTGACATGCGATGGTATGGGTCGATTCGCTTTTGAGCTTCTTTTCCCATGCGTCCTGCGTCAGTAAAACCGGCTTGCCGTCCCGGGTGCCGTCATCAGTTGCCGGATAGATTCGCTCTTTTAACGCTCCACGGTCTATAATTGTGTGGTATGTGTCGGCAAAATGATAACGGGTTCCGATATGCCATTGTCTTGCCTTGCTGAATTCGTCCATTTCCAGTTTGGCAAGGTTCTGACTCAACTCCCAACGCTCTGTCGTCTTCAAGATCATGTCTGGAGTACCGACAGAATCCTCCGTTACAACATCGTCATAGATTCTCAGGTCAAAATGCTTCGAGGTCGGCTGGCTGTCCACCAAACCCCAAGCTGAAACTGTCGGTTCTTTCGGGTTGTGCTTACGTTTAAAGCACAGGCCGTTATCCAGGGACCAGACCGGAGCTTCGCGCTTCGGGTTTTTCCAAAAAATATCAGGCCACAGCATCGACAGGTTGCCATTGATTTCCGCTTCCTGTTGTATCTGCCACAAAAAAGACTTTGCGGTTGGCCGGTCGTTTGAAAATATGCCGATTGTGATCTCAGGGTTTTTGATAATCTCCTGAAATGACCCGGCAAATGTTATCGTTGTCGATTTAAAATGCCCTCTGGCCCACAAATCAAGGTGGTCGTCCGGATTGGCTTCGACCTCTCGGCACCGCTCGTAGATCCACTTGTGGCCGGCATAACCCGCCCGAAGGATACCCAATAATAAAAAGTATCTGTCAAACTTGCATACTTCGGCTATGATCCCGTTGGAAGCATAGTTTTTCAAAGAACGATATATCTCAAGCGCATAGTCGTATGACGCTGTTGGTAAAACCTCCCTGTACTGATCAATGAGTGCCGCTTCATTCGGTGTTAGCATCTTTGCGCTTTAAAACCACGTTCAGACCGTCAAAATCGACATGGATCGGGTCGCCTTCTGCCCCGCTCGGTGGTTTTTTATCGTCGATATTAAACGCTTTGCGCTCAATCTCGGTTAGTTTGTATAGCGCCAGCGACCCATCCTTGATAAACTGTCCGATATTTTTATAATCTTGCGAAGCCTTGTCTTCGCCATCAATGTGTTCCCTAAAAGAATTCAACACTTCGGCAAGCAGTTCCCGCAGATTACTCGCATCCTTGCGATGAAGCATAATAACTTCGACCGCCCTATTGGATGCCTCATCAACAATCTCATCGTCCTCGCGCATAGCTTCTGCGCAATCTTTGCGCATTAACTTATTGCGCACTTCATCTTGCACACGCTTTGTGAGATCGCGCTGCCAGTTTAGCTTTTTGGCTTTGTTCCTGATACCTGACTCTGCGCAATTAAATTTGCGCGATATTTCCCTGATGGAAAGCTGACCAGCGCGGTATTCCTTTTCAATTGATTCCCAATCTATTTTTTTACGCTTCGTCATAGTGGTCCGACTTATGTATCAAGAAACAACAATGTCTCATATTGTAATTAGAGACACATCTAAGCACAAATTTATACGGGTGTATCATATTGGTGTCTCATATTTACATTAAAAACAATTTGGCTGATAGGTGCTTTAAAAATTCTTTTTG